ATGTTGCCGCTCACCCGGTCGGTGCCGAAGATGATGTTCACGAACTTCCCGTAGGTGGCAGACGTGAAACCGAGTTCCGTCAGCCGGGGACCTTCCTGATTGATATCCGGCGGCGGAAACAGTTCATTCATCACGAGACCAATCGCGATGTTGACTGCTGCACTGATGAGAAGCTGAGCCATTATTCTGGGAACCGCCAAACGGAGCTGATCTTCTTCTTCACTTCAGGGGTAAGTGGATCACGGGTAACCTTACGGTGAGGAGCATAGGCGTGAATGTACCATTCATTGCCCCTCTCGTCGATCTCATATACCCCAAGGTGAACAGGCCATCCCTGGCTGTTAAGTCGAAGGATGTCGCCGTGCTCGTGGCGTCCATAAGGGAGCTGCTTACACCCGGTATCCAGCATGAACTTCGTGAACTCCTGGACATTGGGCCTATCCGAGTACGCCGTGGTATCCTTGTCGGTGATGTCAAGCAGATGGGCGATCACAATGACCAGCCCCGCACAGTCCAGACCAAACTGGTTGCGTCCCTGCTTGCGGTACCGCACACCAACAAGCCCGTTGGCGACGTACACGATGTCGTTTGCCTTCTTATGCACCGATCTCACCTCGCGTCTGGGTACTGGCCGAGAGTATCTTCGCCCGGCACGAACCATTCGGCCACGGCGTTAATCGCATTGGTAAACTTAGTGATACAGGTCGTCTCCGTCTTGTCGCACCCAGCAAAGATGCGCAACTTGTCCCCAACCTCAATATCGAATGGCATGTCGGAAAACAGCTCGATCACCTGGGTGCCAGCGCCCTCAGTAAAGTCGCGTACCTCCTTGCCCCGGCCAGCGTTGACACCAGACTCAAAAAATGCAGCACCGCCATTAAACCAGTCGTTCGGGAAGCCGAGAGAGGACGGCAGGTTATTCGATCCTACTGCCTGACCCGAGGTCGGCGTCAACTCCGTCACCGTGAAGATGCGTCGAGGATCGGAACCATTCACTGCCGTCACCTCAGCGAAGCGCATCCACGAGTGGTTGGCCGTCAGCGTGGCGGTACCCTGGCTGTGGGAATTTCCAATGGTAGTATCTGGAGCGGCGATAGACCCACCCGAGGTTCCTGCCGTCGTCACCTCATAGATTCGATCCCCATAGTCTTCCCAGATAAACGGTCCCGCTCCCGGTGTCACAGGGATAGTTACGAAGTCACCAAGCGAGTATGCCGTGTTGATAGCAATGTGGCTTACGGGGAACGTCCGATCAGTCTTATTGGCTGGCTCCTTCTCGTCCCAGAATACAGGCACCCGGCAACGGATGTCTCCCAAGTCCGCGCGGCAATCCTTGCTGTAGTTCTCACCGGTCTCCTTGGAGTACACCTGCACCAGCGAGCGCACAGTCACACGGAAAGTACCCTGTGTGGTGACTACCACCTCCCCGAACTGACCACGGAAAATCTTGACAATGCCCATCGAGGCACTCGTGTCCTGATGATTGAACACGAAAATCTTGAAATCTGCGAAGTCGAACAGGCCACGGCGCAACTCCGTCTCGTCCAGCACATCGTTATTGAAGATACCGAGGACATCCAAGTTGTCTACGTTCAGCTCAGCATCATTCTGAATGTTGGAGCGAGCCACACCTTCGGATGCCGAATACACCTGCTCACCCAGCCCATCACCAACGTCAATGGTAATGTTCTCCGACGATGTAGTGACACGGAAAATCTCCTCGTCAGTCCGAGTGATAAGGGCAGCGGTGGCAAGGGTAGTGACTTCCTGCGCGGTGTGAACATCCATCGCCGCCTGAGTGGACTTTACCATTAGTCAATTCCATTTCCACGCAGCTCCACCCATGGTACGTTGGGCCACGAGCCCGCATTGAACATCTCCAGGTTGACCTTGAGGTCATCAGTGTTCAGCCGACCATGCAGATCAAACTCGCACCGAAACTCCAGCAGCTCCTCACCGCCAGGGCCAGTGCCGCCCGTGGAGGCAGGGGGCGTACCCATCTTGAACAGACCACGGTCGGCGTCAATAGTGAAGTCACCGGGATTGGTCTGAAGCACGCCGTCCAGGGTCAGTTCAATCTGAGCATTGTCCACCAGCTTGGTAAGCAGACGGTCAAACGTAACACCCCCGAAGGTGTACCGCTTGAAAATCTGGAAGTCGGTAGTAGAGTCATCACCCAATCCGAGAAACTGACGCGACACTCCAGCCGTCGATCCGTTCTGGTATCCGATTTCAAAATCCGACCAATCCTTCATACGGAATGAATGAGCCTTGCCCATGACGATGTAGAAGAAGTTGATCAGTTCGTCAAGGTCCAACATGGTGTCAGCCGGGTCCATCTGATGCTTCAACAGCAGACCGTAACCCAGGTCGAACTCGGCACGAGGCACCGACCAATTAACATTGCGCTTCTCGAAGCCGCTATCCAGCTCCAGCACCGAAGTGTTGAAGCGGGCACCGCCAAGCGCGCCGCGTTCGATGTTTTCGTTCAAACGAACACCTACCAGGAAAGCCATTAGCGCCTCCTCCTCGCCTGTCCCATACCGGCCAGCAGCCTATTCTGAAGCTGGGACTGAGACCGATTGAAGCTGTCCGCGTCCTTGGTCTCCACATTGAACACGATGTTGGTCGGCCCGCCCATGGGAGCCCCACCCTGGTTCTTCGGAGTGATGGTTACCTCCTCATTATCCCGTGCCCTGAAAGCCACCAGCCGATTGTCGAGGCCAGGGAGGGATGCAGCAGCCGCACCAGCCCCAACCGTAAACTGACCGCCATGCTTGAACCCGAACAGACCACCAAAAAGCGAGGCTACCAACCCACCGGGGCCTGCGGCGTTCGCGCCACCCGTGGAACCTGCGGGACCACCAAGCATAGGGAAAGCACTACCGATGCCAGCGATAGCCTGCTGAGTGCCCAGGCGAAGAAGCTGCTCTCCGAAGTTACGGAAGAAACTATTGACACTGATCTTACCCGTCTGGGCGAATTCGACAACCGCGTCTTCGATGTTCTTGAAGGCATCCGTGAAGGCCGCTTCGGTGAACGCTGCGCTGTCCGTAGCATCCTGCTGCAACTTCAGGAATGCCCGCTGCATACCACTGGTCGCATCGCGCTGACCCTCCAAGAAGGCGATGGCAGACTTACGAGACAGGAACTCGAACTCTCCCTGCAAGATGATACCCTTCCTGAGAGCGTTGTTCAAAACTTCCTGCTCCTCAGCCGCCTCCTCAATCGTCTTATTGGCTCCGATCTGATCCCGAATGGACCGCCTGATCAACTCTGCCTTGTCCACCCGCAACTTGATGCCCTTGGCCTCAGCCTCGTTGATGGTCTTCAAAATATCCTTCGTTGCCTCGCGAACAGCAAGCAGAGGAAAGTGCGCAGCTTCCAAACTACGGAGAGAATCCGTGAGACTCTCAATTTCCTTAGCAGCCTTCTTGGCCTCCGTACCGGAGTCTCCAAGAATACTTTCCAAAGTACGTCCTGCGTCAACTTCCTTAGGGCGATTAGCCAAAGCGATCAAACGACGATCTGCTGCTTCAAGTCCTGACCGAAGGGCCTCCGCAGCAGCGGCAGCCACCACCTCAGCCCGACGCACATCCGATGCCTTAAACAGTTCAACTCCAAACTTGTCGAACCCACGGTTAAATGCAACCTTGAGGTCTGCACCAAGGGAGGTTGCCTCAGGGATCAGAGTGCCCAGGTCGAACAATTCAAACTGAATGTCACTGTCGAACACATTGAACAGGAAGTTAAGCCCCTCTACGAGACCATTCAGCCCCTTTTCAAGAGTCTGGAAAAACAAACGCTGGATTTCCGCACCGAGATTCTGGAAGAACTTAGGGAATTCGTTGAAAACAGTCTTGATCACCTCCACCACTCCGGCAAGGTTTGCCACCAGTCGAGTAAACCCGAGGGCTGCCCGCGTGGCAATAGTGTCTACGATCTCTCCAAAATTTTCAAATTCGCCACCCATGCTGTTAATGGCACTAAGGAGGGTGGTCCCGATAGTGTTCTCCATAGCTGTGAACGTGTCGGCCAGAGTTACCGTACCATCTTCTGTCAGCTTAATCTCGTTCTGGAAGGCGGCGAACCCGGCAACCAACAACGTCAGGGTCGTGAGGATCGCAACGAACGGAAGCCTCAGCATCGCAAGACCCAGCATCGTGAGCCTGCTCGTGAGTGTAGCCGTCGAGAACGCCGCCGCTGCGGTGCCAACAACGAACCGTGCAAGACTAACAGTCGTTCCAATGATAGCCGCACCGAAAGAAAGAATCTTAGACGCAGCAAAGACGGTGATCAAAATCTTGAATGAGGTGACCACCTTATCCGCGTTCAACGCCACCGTCCGAAGAACCTCGGCCATACCCCTAAAGAACTGGTTCAAGAATTCTTCACCGCCGAGGTCAGCGAACGCAATCAGAAGATTCTGAAGGGCCGACCGCACGAGTCGAAGCGCACCACCGAGACCCGATTCCATAGTTTCAGCAGTCACCCTAGCAATGCCGTCAATATCATTCAGCCTATCCCTAAACTGACCCGACTTATCAATGGTCCGAAGCAACTGCGCTGCAATAAAGCCACCACGCTTACCGAACAGAGCCGAGGCGACGGATGCGCCGATACCCTCCTTAGCGAGCCGCTTCAGAGAATTTTCGAGACCGACTACAGAGGGACGAACCTCATCGAATTCAATACCCAGAGCATTCAGAACCTTTGCCAGGGTGCCCGTAGGCGATTCGAGATCGGTGATGACACGACGAAGACCGGTACCAGCCAGGGATGCCTGGATACCCGCGTCACCCAAGACAGCCATGAAGGAAGCCGCATCCTTGAGACTGATACCAAGCTGCGAGGCAATAGGGGCGAACAGCTTCAGACCATCAGCGAGCTGCTGAACAGTGGTGTTCGCGTTGTTGGCGGTAAACACGAGAGTGTCCATGATCTCGGGCATTTCAGCCACCGACAAGCCAAACGAAGTCATGAGATTGGATGCAATATCAGCCGCGTTACCGAGTTCGAGCTGGGCAGCAGCAGCGAGATCAAGGGTAGCCGGGATGGCCGCGATGACCTCATTTACGTCGAAACCAGCGCGTGCCAGGAATGCCATACCTTCAGCAGCCTCACTCGCCGTAAACCGAGTGGTAGCACCAAGCCCCTTGGCTACCTCCCGCATCCTCACGAACTCCGCAGCCGTCGCACTCGTAACAGCCTTCACGACGAGCATCGCATCGGAGAACTCAATGAGGCTCATCGTCATCGTAGCGAACACACGGACAGCAGCGACGGCAACCAGGGCAGCACGCATGAACGCCAAAGTCTTCCGCACCTGGGAAGCCTGGGTACCGATGCGCTTAACGTTCGCCGCCGCCCTCTTGGTGCCGCGCGTTCGAACTTCAAGGATGAAAGTTTCGGTGCCCATCTACTTGGTATCCAGTACCTTACCCGACCTCACCTGGAGAATTGCTCGTCCAGTCTGAAACCCCAGAGCTACCATAGCGCCAGCACTCTGAGGGGAGCTGCCCGCGTTGAGCGCGCCGATGTAGTGGACGTTGTTGGTGATGAAGATGCTGTTATGCTTATTCACGTTGAACCGCCTGATCACCTGCCGCTGCTGAGCCTTGGCCGCCGAGGCGTTAGCCCCTTCACCAATACCCAACTTGATGCCGGGAGCGTAAGGGGGGATGATCCCCGAAGCGGGTACAGAGAGGGTAGCACGCCAGTTGGAACGGGCCAATCCGGTGTCCACCGCCGTGGTATCAACGACAGTGGCCCCGATGCCCTCGGCAATGTCCTGGACCAATCGAGAGATACCCCGCGCGATATTGCCGCCCAACTTGTTCATGCGGTTAGGCAATGCGCTGAACGGAAACGTCCCTGCCATTACTTGCTCCTCATTCCCTTCGGCTTGGTGAAACTCTTGGTCTTACCAATCTTGCCCTTGGACTTCTTCGCCTGCTTGTCCATATACACAGAGTCGAGACCACGAACCATCATTACGAGGCGTTCGAAATCGTCACCCCAGATGTGGTTACGAGAGCCCCAGGCATGGACGGAAGACCAAGGGATTGGCCCGATACCCATGCCGATGTCCCGATCACTGGACAAGTCCTGGAACGCCTTCCAGTACAGCTCAAGGCCCGACCTGAGTTCGGGCTTGTTCTTGAACTTATCAGGCAAGGGCATCCTCAGCCTGCGTGCCTGCTCAATGATCTGGGCTTCCTTCGGTCCCTGCTCAATCTGGTAGAGCAGGACCGCCGTCAGTTTCCCACGTCGTCCTGGATGTCCTCGATGCGATAGTTGGCCGCCGCACCGGCAGCATCCCTCAGCTCGATGAACAGATCGGGCAGGGCAACCAGCGTTTCGTAGGCTACCTTGGGGGTGTAGGCCACGGTCTTACCGGCCTTGTTCGTGAAGCCCTTCCAGTCCAGGATGATCGTCTCCGCGAATGCCTGCTTCATGAGGTCCGTGGCGAGTTCCACGTCCACGTTCTCGCCCTCGAAGGCTCCACCGCGCTTACGGTGCTCGCGGGTCTTCTCCTCCATGGCCTTGGTGAAGGACATATTCGCGCCACCGGCACGCGCCAGCTTCACCTTGATCTTCTTGTTGACCTTGTGCCAGAATCCTTCCGTCTCCTTGGTGAGATCGGTTTCGTACAGGTCCCAGATGCTCATCTCGTCGAACTTCTTCTGATCTGTCATTTGTCATCTCCTCGGTTTGGGGGTTGGGATGCGGAACGCTTGTGACGTTCAGCTCAAGCTGAGCGGATTTCAGTGTCTCGACATGGCAAAAGTGCCATGGACCTGACCTTGTATGCGCTCCGCTGGGCGCGTTATTTGGCCGTGGCTTATGCGCGCCACCACAGCAGGGTATATGGGGGGAGGGAGGGGGCCGAAGCCCCCATCTCAACTAGCTTACGTCGGCTGCGTTAGGCAGGTGATCCCAGAACATCCAGAGCAGGGTGTGGTTGAACACACGGTCTGCACCGGCAGGGATGTCCAGCGGCAGCGTAATGCTTTCGTCCTGCTCGACGCTGAGGCGACCGTCGCCCAGGGTGATCAGAGGTACGTCGATCAGGGTACCGGACTTCGCACCCGTGGAGCCCTTCACCATGGCCACGTCGAGCGTGATGTCGTCGTTGTTGCGAATGGAGGACACTGCGGTAACATCCGCGAAGTACGCCTCCATGGAGCCCTCGACGTTGAACTGACCGGCGGTAACGTCGAACGCACCGAGGACAGAGATCGCCTTGTTCGGGCTCAGATTGTTGTTGATGTTGATCGAGAACTCGGTCAAGAACGCGAACAACGCGGTCGGGTTGGAACCGAGGGTGCGGTCGAGCACCGACAGCTTGAGACGAGAGATGTCGTTCGAGGTATTGTAGGCGTCTCCCGACACCAGCGTCGGACGAGAACCGGACTTGAGGGGAGTCGGCCCGTCGATGGTGCTCACGTCGATTGCGATACCCGCGAGGTCCACGGTAATCTTGTCAGCCGTCGCGTAGTTGATGGTCAGCTCGTTGGCCACCCAACCCTCCAGGTACTCGGCCTGGATTTCGGAAGGCAGTGCGTCATCCGGCGTACCGAGCAGGCGCTCCAACTGATAGGTGCGGCGAACCTGAAGCGTAGGATCGGCCTCATTCTTGAGCACCCGACCGAAGAAGACCCGAACCGTCTCGGCAGTCGAAGCCTCGGTCACCAGAAGGCCAGCGGACTTGTCGATCTCCAGCGTCGTGGCGGTGATGCTGTTGATCCGCATGAAGCCATTGTTGGCTGCGGCCAAGAACTGGTCACCGGAAGCACCGGAGACATCGCCGCCGACGAAAATCCACTCGCCGGGGATCAAACCCATGGTGGTCCAGTCGGCTGCGCTCACCACCAGGGTGGGCAGTGCGGGCAG